CTAAGGGCTGGAAGGTCATCGGGATCTACGCCGATGAGGGCAAGTCAGCCAGGAAGCGGCTCAAGAACCGCACCGAGATCTTCCGGCTCCTGGACGACGTCCGCGAAGGCCTCGTCGACGTGATCCTCTTCAAAGAGCTCGATCGCTGGTTCCGCAACGTCTCAGACTTCTACAAGGTCCAGGACGTTCTCGATCAGTTCGGTGTCTCCTGGTTCTCTGAGCGCCAGCCGACGCTCGATATGTCTACAAAGGAAGGGCGCCTCGCGGTCAACATCCTTCTGTCCGTCGGGCAGAACGAAGCCGACGCCACGTCTGAAAGAATCAAATATACAAACAAGTTTCTGCGCTCGCAGCACCGATGGACAGCCGGCAGGCACACTCTGCCCCTTGGCTTCACGCTGGACGCCGATCAGCATGTTATCATCGACCCCGAGACCGAAGAGCTCGTCCGGGATATCCTCCGCAGAGTGCTGGAGACCCGGAGCGTCCGGGGAACAATGCTCGGCATTAACAGGGATTACGGCATCGTTATGCACTACGACCGTTACAAGACCCTGGTGGGATCTCCTCTGCTCTGCGGACGGTACCGTGACGATCCGGACTTCATGGCTGAGAGCTACCTGACTCCGGAGGAGTTCGCCCGGCTGCAGCAGATCGTCAGATATCCGAACCGGCAGAACAGCGAGCATGACTTCATCTTCTCGGGTCTCGTCCGCTGCGGCGACTGCGGCCGGATCATGGGCGGAAACAACTCCGGGAAAAGAAAATATCCTTACTATAAATGCCCGCACATCACACTGACGAAGAATCTGCCGTATACGATGATCAGTGAAGCCCGCCTGGAACGGGAGCTCCTGCCTTTTGTCCGAGAAGCCCTGGAGGGACAGATCGCAAAGGTCACGGAGATCCGGGAGAAGAACCGGCGCCGGAAGCCTAAGAGCAACCGGACCCAGATCGAGAAGCGCCTCGAGCGCCTGGAGGATCTGTATATCAACGACGAGACCATGACCCGCGAACGCTATGAACAGAAGCGCGCTGAGATCCTGGCGAAACTCGTAGAACCTCAGCCGGACAATACGGAGAAAGAGCTCAGCAGCCTGGAAGCTCTGAGGCAGATCTTCTCCCAGTCCTTCGACGAGATCTACCATGGAATGACAGACAAGGAAAAGCAGACCTTCTGGCGCGGGATCCTCGAGAGCGTCACCGTCCGGAACAAGCAGATCACAGACATCAAATTCAAGGCATAAAAACTTTTTGGCATTTTTTCAAAAAAATGCCTTTTTTCTTGTTGACAGTATACCACTACAGTAGTATACTTATTACAGAAAGAGCAAGAACGACACAAACAAAAGGAGAACAGAAAAATGTACGAAACAGTAAAAACTGTTAAAGGAATCGCAATTACCAGAATGATCGGATCGCGCGGTGTCTACTATATAAACCTCAAAGAGGGTAAAGGTTGGAAAGAGTTCTTGCAGTTTAGATCAATCAAAGCGGCCACGGCCTTCATCGAGGAAAATTACACTGCCCCGACATCATCGCTCTCCGCAGAGATCGTTTCCGCACTGGCTAGATAAAAGCGAGAGAATTTAGAAGCGCTGAGCCACCGGCGAGACGGGCAGAAAGGATAGAACAATGTTTAACTTCAGAGAGATCAGAAGGCTCCCGGCAGACAGACTGAGGAGAATGTGCATCAATTACAACCTCTGCACCAGGATGGACAACGAGGAGTATGACAACTTCCTCAAGCATTACAACAGCCTCCAGAACGTGACCACAAAGGATATCGAGGATTGTGTCCTCATCCTGAAAGAGTGCAGCAAGATACCGTCCGGCATGCAGCCTTCGGACATAGCGTGGGCGATAATCAATGAAGCCTGTATCACAAGGGTCGAGGAGGTCGAGTAATGGCCCTGTCAAGCTGGACGTGCAAGGGATGCACTAACATCTGTTACCGGATCCTCAACGGCGAGGTGTTTACCTACTGTCGACCGGTAATCGAAAAGGGTTCCCACAGGACAAGGTGGGAAGGCGACTTTATCAACTGTCTGGATAAGACGACAGATCCGAAGGCGGAAGATAAACAGGTGAAGCTGTATGGAACATAATGCAGAGGGGAGCCGAAAGGCTCTAATGCACAGGGGAGGTCCCAAGTCCTCCCGGAAAGGATGAGGAGATGACAAAAGCAGAGGGCATCCCTTCAGGGAAGTAATGCACGAAGGAGGTGACGAGAATGGGAAAGGACAGATGGTGGGTGCCTGGAGAGTATGGCGGCGGCTTCACGAACCTGAAAGACGCGAAGCGCTGCGCCAGGGAGGCCAGTAGGGTCAATGAGGGCAGAGCCTCAACGGTATGGCGGATCGAGGACGGATTCTGGTACATTGAATATAAGAACGGCCGGCTCACCTGGGACGGCTGGACGATCAAGAAGGGAAAATGACGATGAGCAAACTGAAAGAGGCTCGCGAGGCTTACGGGATCTCACAGTCCCGTCTCGCCCAGCTGTCCGGTGTCAGCCTCCGGACTATCCAGGCCTACGAGGCCGAAGCCCGGGACCTCAACCTCGCCAGCGGCGAGACTCTATACCGGCTGGCGTCAGTTCTGGGCCTCCAAATCGAAGCACTCCTGGATCCTGAGCGCATACAGCTGCCGGATCTGATTTGAAAAAAAGAGGCCTTTTGGGGAACGCAGACAAAAATCTCCGTTCCCCAAAAGGCTTTTTTGCGTTCCTCAGTTAGTTAGTGCTAACCGCTTCGGGGAACGGAAGGAACGGAGACAAATGGCCAAAATCGGCTCTCCGTTCCCCGCGTATTCCCTTTAGTTATGCGGGTTTATGGCCCCTGAGGAACGGAAGGAACGGAAGGAACGATAGGTATAAAAGTATTTTTAAAAAGGGCTCGTAGGGTATATATAGACCTTATACACAGCGTTATAAAAAGGTTTTGAATTTTGTGCGTTCCTTCCGTTCCTTCCGTTCCTCTTGGTTTTTCTGTCAGTAAAACCCGACAGAAACGAGATGAAATAGAATGGAATAATCAACAGGCGTATATTGATACCAGAGAAGCAGCCGAACAGACCCGGGCTGTGGATTCTCCTGTTTATAATCGGCGACGAAGCTCGGACCTTTTTTCCGCAAGGCCTGAGCTTCGTTGTTTTGTATACATATCGCTAGAAGGAACACACAGAAGAACACACAGATAGTTTGAGGATATGAGAAAAGGTTTACCCCCTCATCTAGAGGGAAAAGGATTTAAGTCTGGAGACGATAACTATACAAGACAGCATCCGGAGCATGCAGTTGAAGCCGGAAAAGCATCGGCTCGGTCAAGAGCGCTAAGTAGTTACGTAAAACTGGATGCGAGTGAAGGCAAATTTCCTTTGGCCCTGGTGAATACTTGGCTTCAAGCTTTAGGTGAGAAACCCGTTACCTGGAGGAAAGCAACTCCCGCTTTTGGGAAGTTCACGTTCTTGAAGTACCGGTCGTATGTGCTAGGAGATATGCGGGCCTTCGAGCTGCTACTTAAACTCGGAGATGAAATGCCAGCAGACAAGATCCAGGTCGCTGTTGTGGATCCGGAAGTGATCGACGAGGTGGAGAACCTACTCAATGACGAGGACTGAGGCTGTCAGACTGATGACCCACAGGCCGGTGAAGATCGGCCACATGCTGGGCTTTAAGGACCTGACAGATCTGCACAACGAATGGATCCGGGACATGGTCACCGGCAAAGGAGACCGGCTCCTGCAGTCTCATCGAAACAGTTATAAGACAACCTGCGTCAGCATAGCGCTCGCGGAGCTTATGATCCTGCGGCCGAGGCTGAGGATCCTGTTTATGCGAAAGACCGGCGGAGACGTCGAGGAGATCGTCGATCAGGTGCAGAGGATACTGACTGATCCGCGCATCTGCTACCTGGCCTCTCAGATCTGGGGCGTCGAGCTCCGGCTCACGACGGCCAACGGCTCCGAGCTCAGGACCAATCTGTCCGAGGACATAAAGGGCACGGCCCAGCTGACCGCGCTCGGAACCTTGGGCTCATTAACCGGCAAGCACTTTGACCTGATCTTTACCGACGATATAGTCACGCTTCTGGACAGAGCCTCACGCGCCGAACGCGAGAGGACAAAAAAGATCTATCAGGAGCTTCACAACATTTTAAACCGCGGAGGGCGTATCTATAACACCGGGACGCCCTGGCACCCGGATGACGCCTTCACGCTCATGCCGGCGCCGATCCGCTGGGATTGCTACAGCACCGGGCTGCTGAGTCCGGAGAAGATAGAAGACCTTAAGGCTCATATGGAGCCGAGCCTCTTTGCCGCGAACTACGAGTTGCGGCACATACCTTCCGACGCGGTCCTGTTCACGAGACCACAGACCGGAGCCAGCCAGGCGAAGCTGATTTACTGCGAATGTCACGTGGACGCAGCCTACGGAGGCGACGACTTCACAGCCTTCACGGCGGCGGCCTACGTCAAGGAAAAAACGACCGTAGAGACCGACGGCCGCAAGGAAGAGAAGATGGTCGACCGATGCTACATCTACGGCAGGCTCTGGCAGAAACACGTTGATGACGTGACGGAGGAGATCGGGAGACTGTACGACCAATTCCTCTGCCGTGAGATCTGGTGCGAGGATAACGGCGACAAGGGATACCTCGGCAAGGCTCTGCGCCAGCAGGGCATGAGGGCCAGGACCTATCACGAGAACACCAACAAGCACATAAAAATAACATCATACCTGAAGGCCGTCTGGCCGGAGGTGATCTTCGTCGAAGGAACTGACGAAGCATACATCAACCAGATCTGCGACTATACGCCGGACGCGGAACACGACGACGCGCCGGACAGTGCTGCGTCTCTGATCCGAAGGCTCTGGAGGCTGTCGCCTGAGAGGATCCCGGAGATCAAGGAACAGCGGCAGATCAGATCGGGAGAGGGAATCTACTCATGAGCTTATTTGACCGTATACGAAGGCGGAGGAGTTCGATGGCCGATATATACAAGATTCTGGGCGAGAAGCCCAAACACTACGACGCAACGGAGCATATGATCGAAGTTTGCCGTCGTGCATACAGAGACAAGCCGGACTGGTACACACAGGACGAGGACGCACGGACGCTGGGCTTCACATCGGAGATCTGCTCGGAGCTGTCCAGGCTGGCGACCATGAACATTGAGATCGCTATCACCGGCAGCGCCCGCGCAGACTGGCTCAAGGCCGTGGTGGACGGGCTGGACCTGCGTCGCTGGGTAGAATACGGCCTCGCCGAAGGGAATCTGATCCTGAAGCCAAACGGCACCGGGATCGACAAGGTCCTGCCGGATCAGTTCCAGATCCTCGACGCAGACGACGCGCAGATCTGGAAGATCGTCTTCTTTGACTGGTACGACGATGACGAAAACGACCAGCACTTCACGCGCCTTGAGTATCACCGGCGCGAAGACGACGGAACCTACATCGTCCGGAACTATGTATTCTCAGGCACCGGCCACGGAGACCTGAAGACCGAGATCCCAATCGAGGCAAGCCCCTGGGTGGGTTTCGCAGAAGAGACAGTCATCACAGGCGCGGACCGGATGCTCTTCGGTCTGTTCCAGGTCCCGTCCGCAAACAACCTGGACATCGGCGCCCCGCTGCACCTTCCCGTTGTTTCTAAGGCTCTGCGCGAGATGCAAGACCTTGACATAGCCTACAGCCGTTTTGCCTCTGAGATCGAAGACAGCTCCCGCACGGTCCTGCTGGACAGCGACCGCCTGCTGCCGTCTGGTGGCAGGGTGAGACTGAGTGCTCAGAACAGCGAGGCCATGGTGTCCGCGCTGAAGCTCCCGAAGTTCATCCGTACGGTGCAGGGATCCGGATCCGAGACGTCTGATATCTATCACGAGATCAACCCGACGCTCAACTCCGAAGAACGTCTGGTCGGGATCCACGAGCTTCTTGACCTTGTAGGCTATAAATGCGGATTTTCGAATGGCTATTTCGTCCTGAACGAGAGGACAGGCATGGTCACCGCCACGCAGGTCGAAGCAGACGACCGCCGGACGATCCAGACAGTGACAGACATCCGGAACAACCTCCAGCACGCGCTGGATGACCTGATCTACGCGCTGGACCGTTTCGCAGACGCATACAGTTATGCGCCGCGCGGCGAATACGAAGTGAACTACGCCTTCGATGATTTGACGCTCAACGTTGAGGAAGACAAGGCCCGCTGGTACGGCTACGTCCAGGCGGGATATGTGCCCTTCTGGAAATACCTCGTTCTCTTTGAGGGCTACACCGAAGAGGAAGCAAAGAAGATCGACACCGAAGCCTACACAGCGCGGCAGCGCGAGATGAGCGTGTTCGGGAGGATTGAAGAATGATCACTGACGAGTACCTGGAAGAGCTGGCGGAAGGCGCGGGCCTCATAGCTGCGGACCTCAGCGACCAGATCATCAGGGAAGTCGTCAGCCGTTTTGTCGCTCGTTTTGCGAGGACGGGGGACATCAGTTTCACTCGCACCGACGTCCTGCAGCTTCAAGTCCTGCAGGAAGCCGGATACCTTCTCGGAGATATCCGGAAACTGATAATAAAAGCCACGCGCGTCCAGGCCCGAAAGATCGACGAGGCTCTGAGGGACGCAGGCATCACGGCTCTGAAGAACGACAACGCGATATATCAGCGCGTCGGCCTTCCGGTGTCGGACCTGTCTCCGTCAATGCTGCGCCTGATTTCGAGGCAGTACGAAGCCACGATGGGCCTCTGGTTCAACTATACAAGGACGACAGCGATCTCGGCTCAGCAAGCATATATAGCTGCCTGCGACAGAGCCGCGAACCTGGTAGCGTCCGGAGCTATGTCTTACACGCAGGCCGTGATGGAAGGTCTGCGAACGATACCGAAGAACGCGGACATGGTCCTGTACGACTCCGGGCACCGTGACACGATTGAGACAGCAGTGCTGCGGGCTGTCCGGACCTCAGCTGGCCAGACGGCAGGGCAGGTCACAGCGATGAGAGCCGCAGAGAACGGCGTCCACCTGATGATCGTCTCGAGCCACATCGGTGCAAGGCCGGAGCACGCGCTCTGGCAGGGCAAGGTCTACTACGTTGACTGGCTGAGCATGAAGATCGCGACAGGAATCGACTATCCCCCGGTGGAAGACGATCCGGTCCTTCGGGCCCAGTATCCGGACTTTGTCGAGAAGACGCAGATCGGAACGGTGATAGGCCTGCACGGTGTCAACTGTCGACACTCGGAGGCTCCGTTCTTCGAGGGCATCAGCCAGAACCCCTTCGAAGAGATAGACGAGGAGGCGAACCTCCAGAAATACAAAGAGACCCAGAAGGCTCGGTCAATGGAACGCGGGATCCGTGCTGATAAGCGGGAGCTCATGGGACTTGAGGAGCTGCTGAAAGTGGCACCGAATAACGAAGAGGTCCGGGAGAAACACGACAAGCTGCTGGGACAGCTGAGGCGGGAGACCTCCCGGTACTACTCATACATGGCCTCCGTGGGGCTAAAGCCACGGGAGATCAGTCTATATGTATAAAACCGTCGAGCCCCCGGGCCCGGCGTTTTTAATTGCCTAGGGGCGAGGCTTAGAGCCCCAGATCAACAACAACTTCATGCCGGTGACGAACCGGCTAATAAATGACGTTAGAAGGAGTTACACATGCAGAACATCATTGAGATCGTCAAGGCTATCCTAGGCATCGAGCTAACGCCGGAGCAGGAAGCTGAGCTGACGAAACAGACCGCCGCAAACTACAAGACCGTCGCGGAGTTCGACAAGAAGATCAGATCGCTGGAGAGCGACAGAGACGGATTCAAGGAACGCGCCGAGGCTGCAGAACAGACGCTGCAGGGCTTCGAGGGCGTAGACCTTGAGACCATGAGGACCCAGCTCGCAGACTACAAGGCCCAGGCCGAACAGGCACAGGCTGAGTTCCAGAGACAGATCGCGCAGAGAGACTTCGACGACGCTCTGACCAAAGCTATGGAGGGCTATAAGTTCTCCAGCACCGCCGCGCGCGACGCGATCATGGCCGAGATACGAGGCAAAGGCCTGAGCCTCGTGGACGGCAAGATCGTCGGTCTGGGTGACGTCATGGACATCATCAAGGAACGCGACGCTGCCGCCTTTGAGCCCGACGAGGGTGATAAGCCGGCCAGGTTCACAGGCAAACTCGGCGGAGGAGACAACGGCAAAAAGTACGCGACCAAAGAAGAGATCCTCAAGATCGAGGATCCAGTCGAACGTCAGCAGGCGATCGGCAATAATCTGCAGCTATTTCAGAACACAGATTAAAAACTAAAAGGAGGCACAAAAAATGCCCGCACCCAATGGAATGACCCTAAATGCTAACGTAGCAGTGACCGCGCGCGAGATCGACTTCGTGACCCGTTTCGCGGCGGACTGGCAGGCTCTTCGTGATATTCTCGGCATCAGCCGTCCGATTGAAAAGGAACCCGGCACCAACCTGAGAGTGAAGAGAGCCTCCGTTACTCTGGCCCAGGCCCCCAGTGAGGGAGAGGCTACAGACTACTCCCAGGCAACAGTCGACGAGGAGATCATCGGCCAGATCAACCTTGAGAGATACAAGAAGGGCGTCACCCTTGAGGCTATTGTCGATAAGGGATATGACAATGCCGTCGCAGCCACCGACGAGGCCTTCAGGTCTGAGCTTCTTGGCCAGATCCTTGACCGCTTCTATGCCTTCGCGAACAGCGGAGAGCTGACCAACGTACAGAGCACCTATCAGCTGGCACTTGCCATGGCCAAGGGCTATGTCGTTGACAAGTGGAAGACCATGCACAAGAGAGCTACCGAGATCGTCGGTTTTGCGAACGCTCTCGACGTCTACGAGTATCTTGGTACCGCGAACATCACGATCCAGAACCGCTTCGGCTTCGAGTATGTCGAAGACTTCCTTGGCTATCGTGTCCTCTTCCTCTGCGGCTCCAGCGAGATTGCTAGAGGCAAGGTCATCGCGACCCCGATCGACAACATCGTCGATTACTTCGTAAATCCGGCCAACGCTCAGTTCCAGCGCGCCGGCTTCAACTACAGAACCGACGGAGAGACCAACCTCATCGGCTTCTATGTTGATCCCAACTATGACTACGGCGCCACCGACGCTTTCGCCCTCCTGGGTCTCAGCCTGCTCGCTGAGTACATCGACGGAATCGCAGTCGTGGAGTATATCCCCGCAGCCTCTCAGGCTCTCAGCACCCTGACCGTGGCCTCCGTAGCAGGCACCGCAGCCGCCGGAGACACGATCCTGAGCGTATCCGAAGACCTCGCAGCTGGCGGCAGACTCTATGCTAAGGCAGCAGCCAGTACAGCTCCCTCCGCTCCGGCTTTCGGTGCACAGCTTGACAGCACCTGGACGC